AACCAGCTCCTGTAACATTATTTAGATTTACATTGTTAATTTGTGTTAAACTTAACTTTGTTTTTTCCTCTTTAGTTGTTTTTAAATTTTCCAATCTCTCAAGAATTGAATGACTGTCCATAGCTATATAATTATTAATATTTGCTGAAATATCTGAATTATTATTCTTGCATAAATATAATTTCTTTGTATTTTTATCAAAGTAGGTCTTTCCGACTTCTTTTAATCCTATTTCATTTAATATTCCACCATAATCTTTTCCCATCATTTGAGTAAATTTATTTCCTTCTAGTGCTGTATTTTCTTGAGTTCCATACTTAACAATTCCATACTGTTCAGCTGAAGCATAGTCTGTTTTATTTACTTTTTTATTCATTCCTTCATTAAACTCTTGAAGTGATACGTAACTATGTAAGTCAATTTTGGCATCAACTTTTGAACCACTTGTTATATTGAAATAAATTACTATTATAAAAGAATGTGGACTATCTTTCATTAATGGAATATAATCATATTTATCTCCAGCATTAGCATAAGCATAAAGAATTTCTTCACCTTCATTTCCTTGTGCATAAAGTCCAATTTCTCTGAAGATTTTATCTTCTCTTAGCTCAGCATTAGAAAATTGAAGTTCTATAGCTACTATATTTTTTTCATCTCCCTGTATCTTACAACTAGTTACATTAGCTGTCCCCCATACTTCTTTTACATCTGTTAAGAATCTAATCTCATCATTTGAAGTTATTGAACCACTTCCTAACTTTGCTTTTGTAAAAGTTAGAGTTTCGGATAAATTTCCATTTATCTTAGCTTGAAGTTGTTCACCTTTTTTTGTTAGCTTTAAGCCTTCAAAATAACTCATTATTTAGTTCCTCCTATCTTGATTATTTTAGTAAATCCTATCCCTTGAGCAGTATTTAACTTTGAATTTATTCTCATTGTTTGATCTAGTTTAAACTCAGCTTTTATCTCTATTTTTTTTATATTCTCAACTATTGATGAATAGTATTGATTACTTTTATTGTTGATAATTTCAAGCTCCCAATACATTCTTGCTCCAACTTCACAAACTTTGTTTAAATCAGGCATTTTGTTAATAACCTCTAAATCATCAACCATATTTATTTTAAGTAGCTGACTAGCTACTTCTTGTAATGGTCTTGTCTTCAATTTTGTAACTTCTTTATTAGTAAGTTCTCTTGTTAATGTAAGTAAAAACTCTGTATTAGGTAATCCATCAAGTGCCATTTTTTTTATAATTAATGCTTGTCTATAAGTCTCATCATCTCGACCATTTCTCTTTTCATCATATCTTTCACCCATAAAATCTAAGAATATTCCTGAACATTTTAATAAAGATGTTTGATTTTTTAAATTTTCTATTAAGTCATCTATATATTCAACAACAGGCTTCAAAGTTTTGTATAATTTAATTGTATTTTCTTTTTGAAAATGCAAAGGTAAACCCTTAATAACTTCATCAATCATTATATTCTCCCAGCACTCTTTGGTATTTCATTAAAATTTAATTGAATTGAATTACTCCAAATAAGAGTACTTTTTTTTCTAAACTTTAAGTCAAAATCTGTATATTTATAGTTTTTATTATAAAGATACTCATATAAGAATGTTCCATTTGATAGTAAAGCACCTATTCCAGCTTCATTAATATACTCATCAATTAAATTTTTGATTTTCAATTCATCAGCACTTTTTATATCCAATTTATATTCAATTTCTGTTTGAGTTGGTCTGTCAAATCTTATAACTTCATAATGATTTGGTACAGATGTTGGAACATTTACCTCAACATTTCCTTTAGTATCTGGAGTATGAATGTGCATATAAATAGCATGTGCTATTTCTTCCTTTATTCCTCCATCTACTACTATCCAAATGCTTTTTGGAGAAAGTCCAAAGCTGTCTATATTCATTGTATTGTTTCTTATCCCATTAGCACTTTTTACTCCTGGTAATTTTCTTATAGCATTTAAAATAGATAATAAACTCCATTCACCTTTGCTATTACCAGCTAAATATCTTTTTAAATACTCATAATCAGTTTCAGAAGAAAGCCCACCTTCTCCAATTTCAACATTTTGTACATCAACTATTGATGCTGGAGCTTTTATAACTTTTTCAATTTTATTAATTTGGATGTTTCCTTCCTCTCCCTCGAATAAGCTTTGAAATAGTATTGTTTTAGTTCTTGAAGAGTCCACTTCAAATCTTTCTATATTTTCATATTTCACTCCATTTTCAGCTTGTATGATAATGTCTCCTTGTAACACATCTACAAAATTAGTTGCTGTAACTTTACAATGTACTTGAGCTTTTGTTCCAAATCTTCTAGGAAAAAAATATAACAAATTGTCTAATTCCTCATTTTGTGCATTGTATATATTTAAACCCCTTGCTATTGAAATTGCTTTATCTTCCAAATAAGAACAAAGATATATGAAAGGTGCTACTAATTTATAGTAATCTCCAGTTGGTTCAACATTGAAATCACTTCCAAAATTTTCTTTTTTTTGTGCTTCTTTTTGTGCTAATTCCATAAGTCCTTGAAAGCCTTTTGTTTCAAATTTATCCACTGATTATCACCTCTTTCTCTATATTGTTATGTTTCTTATGTGTTATATATATTTTTGCCTTTAAAGTTCTTTCTGCTTCAGAAATTATTTGATAACTAACTGTTTCTATTTCAGCCCTATACCATTCTTGTAACTTTCTACAAATATGTTCAAGTTTATATTCAGCTACATCCTGTTCATTTATTATTCTTATATCAAGCCCTAAATTTTCATCATAAAAGCACTCAATTGAATATATTTTTAAAGAATTTACTACTCTCTGCCAGAACTCATTTATTCCTGAAATAGTTGAAAATTTAATATCTCCATCATCCATTTTTATAGCTTCCATTATGCTACTCCTCCACTTATTTCAGTTCCTTTTGCTACTCCTGAATGTTTATGTTTTTTCAAACTCTTATCTCCAGCAGTAACATCTTCAGATGCTGCAACAGAACCTTTTGTAGATATGTTCCCAGTTTGTGTTGTATTTCCTTTCTGAGTAGTATTTCCATTTATCTCAACATTACCTTCTTGCTTAGAATCTCCTTTCAAATCAATGTTCCCTTCTTCTAATCTATCTCCAATAATTCTAATATCAGAAGGAAATTCCAAACTTTCTGTAGCATTTGGAATTGTGAAAGGTAAAATAAAACCATTATTTAAGTTATTCCTTCTATTCGAATCCATAACATCATGGGATCCTTGACTTATATATGAAGAAATATCAAAGGTTAAAACAAAATATGGCATTATATCCCCTTCTTTAATATTCCAATCAATATGATCTTTATTATCTCCAAATAATGCCACTGGAACATTACGAAGTACGGGTAGAGCAACCCCATTTGGACTAAACAAAGGCTCAGCATCTACAAATCTACCCTTTCTTATTTTTTGTATTTTTACCAGAATTATCCTTATGTTTTCCATCATCTTTCATCACTTTAACTCCTAATTTCATATTCCAGCTATCACTTAGCGTAATGTTTACCTCTTCCACTTGCATAAATCCACTTACATCATCACTTTCAATGTATACAACATCACCTTTTTTTATATAGTGGATTGGAAAACATTCGATTGTATAGTCATATTTATTACTCTCTTTTATAGTTTTCTTTTTTTGCTCATTTTCCCATTTATCATCTTTTTTACTCTTTGCTTTTTTATTATCAGATTTTTTATTTACTTTCACTTCTTTTTCTTGCTGTTCAACAGCTTCAGGATTATGAATCAACCCACTTCCAAAGCTTAAATAAATCGCTTGATCTTTTTGTTTATCTGTATAGATATAAAGATCATCACCTTTTAAAGTCATTTTACTCTCTGAGTCTTGAACTAATTCTCTTAATTCTTGAAATCCTTGACTATAGCAAGTAAAACCATTAGTGTAAATTTTATCTTTATTAAGTTCCATAGAAATAAGATTTATTCCCATTTCTTTAGTAACTTCTTTTATTGCTTCAGATATCCTAGTATTCCCATCTAAACTAATTGAAACTATCTTACTACTATTTTTAGTTCTCTCTGAACAAGTCAACTCTTGAATAAATGAAGAGCTTTCTTTTATTCTTTTCTTTTTTATAACTTCATATTTTGAATAATAGCCAATATCTTCAGCATAACCAAACCAAAGTTCTATCTCACTTCCTATTTCTATATCTTGACTTAAATTATATATTTTGAATGTTCCTACTCCTACTTTTCCTTCTTCTCCTGTTTTTACATCAACATCAAATTTTAAACCATCATTATTATGATCATCTAGTTTTACACCATTTATAATAAGATAAGAATTTCGTGGAAAAATAGGTCTATTTGCTATAAAATCCATTAGTCCTCCACTAAAAGTTCAATTTTATCAATATTTTCATAATCAATTTTTACAGCTTTTCTATCTAAAGTATTAGGAATGATATATTTTTGAGGATATTTTTTATTAAAGTTTCCTTTTTCATCAACTAATTTATTAAACCAAAGTGGGATCCCAAATAGAATTGGTTCATTTGGATATATTAAATTATCATCAATATCATAAAGTGTTACATATACTCTTCTATCATAAGAATTATATGTAAATTCAAATTGAAAGGTTGCCCCTGCAATAGTTACATCAGTTATATATGGAATTGATTCTTTCATTATATTTATTTTCATTTATATACTCCTAAGATTTTATGGTAGTTTTATATGCTCACTTTGTAGATCTCCTTCCCAATCTTTTGCACTTGAACTTTTACTTTTAGTAGTAACTTTTGTAATTTTTTTAGCTTTTACTATCGTTTTTATTTTTGTCTTATTTCTAACACTTGCTTTAGCTTTTGGGCTAGGTGAAGGAATCATAGAAACATGAGCAATCTTTACTTCTACCAATGAAATAGTAAATTCTGTATAATATAATGAAGTTATAGTATTTTCTATATTTGTTATAGCCATATTCTTATATAACTTAATCATATACAAGTCCACAAGTTCTCTTTTATTTCTAAGTTCAAGAACTTTTTCAAAAATTTTTTTGTGATTAGAACCTACAATTTGAACTTTAAATGATAACTCTAACGGATTTTGTGTTATGTTATCAGCTATTTGAGTTCCATCATCAATTGGAATTGTTGGAACATCATTAGAATAGCTTTCAGATATTCCAGAAACTAATTGAAGTTTTATATTTCCCAATAAAATTGGTGGAGTTTTTCTTAGATAATTATCAATTTGATTAGATATTGAATTTACATTATTTAGAAAACTGCTTACTTTACTCATAATATTTGTTATTGAAAACATCTATATTTCCCCTTTAGCTATGTCATTTTGTAACATCAAATCCTCTAATTTTTCTACTATCATTTCTCCAATTCTATTCCAATCCATTTCTTTTGTTCCAGACATATTTACAGTAAGATTTAATATGATTTTTTTATCAGACTTATTAGAATTTTTTGTATTTGCTGAATTACTTGTATTAGAAAACTCATTACTTTCAGTACTTGAATATGCATTATTTTCTTCAGCCGTTAGAACTCTTTCACCTCTGTGAAGCTCAGCGATATAGCCATCAAAAGGGACATAGTCAAGTCCTGTTTTATGAGTCCCATCTATCATAGGGCTATTTGTATTTTTTTTCTCACTATCACTAAAAAACCAAGATATTCCTGGTAATGATTTTATTTTTTCACCTAAACCCGAGAAAAAACCTTTGATGTTTTCCCAAATTTTAGCAACATAATCTAAAATAAAATCAAAAGCTGATGCTGCAGTTGACTTCATTGTCTCCCACACTTCTTTTAATTTATCTATTAAGTTAAAAAATACATCAACTACTTTATCTTTTAGTCCTATAAAAAAATTACCTATATCAATTATTTTGTTATATAAATAACTTCCTAATTCAGCAAATTTTGCTTTTATAAGATCCCAGTTTTCTATTATCAGTTTTCCAACAGTAATAATTAAGCCAAAAGGAGTAAACAGCATAAACATCTTTTTTCCAACATCCCATAATGCCTTACCAAAAGCTTTTATTTTCTCCCATATTTTTATAAAAAAATCTTTTATTTTTACTCCAAAAGCTTTTATACTTCCCCACAGTGTAGCTAATTTTGCTTTTATTAAATCCCAGTTTCTATATAATAAAACTCCTATTGTTATTGCAGCTCCTATCGCTAACATATATGGATTCATTGTAAAACTCATTGCATTTTTCAATGCACCTATTCCTTTGACGACTTCATGTATAACTAACATACCAGTGAAAGCACTTGCTAAAGGAATTAATACTTCTTTCCACTTGACAATAAAATCTATTACTTTTCCACCAACATTTATTATTTCTCCAAAAATATTGGATAGATTTTCTGCCCATCTAGTAAAAGTTCCATCTTCTTGAAGCCTTACTAAAGTATTAGCAAATGGAATAATAACTTTATCTCTAAGAATTTGAAATGGAGAGTTTTCAACTATATCACCAAATTCATTAACTCCTGCAAGAGTTGAAAGTGCTGATTTAGTTGCTCCTGATATAGTTGATAATCCTCCCTTAAATGTTTTAGCTTGCTTTTCCATTGCTCCACCAAAACGAGAGTCCATCATTTCAAACAAAGTCTTATTAAATAATTCTAAGTCATTAATTTGCCCTTTATTATTGAAAATTTCTAAGCCTTTGCTTTTACCAAATTCAGCAATCATATTCTTAGTAATTCCAAATTCTTTTAATCTTTCAAGTTCTCCAGTTCTTGCATCAGCAATAGCTTCAATCGCTTGATCAAAACTTTTCCCCATTCCTGAAGCCATGTCCCCAATCATTTCTAAATATGTTTTATTAGTAGTCTTTAAAATTCTATCCCCTTCAATTCCATAAGATTGAAGTTTTGTCATTCCTCCGACCACCTCTTCTGTTTCAAATGGAGTTTTATTAGCAAATCTACTAGCCCATGCTAGTTTTCTTCTTGCCATATCAGAATCTTTCAATACAGTTTCAAGTGTATTTCTATACTGTTCAATATTTCCAGCACCATCAATAGCGGTTTTTATTGTAAAACCTGCTGCTAATGCTGTAGCTATTCTTTTTAAGACACTTAGAAGTGTACTTGCTTTTTCTTTACTTTTTTGAAATTGTTGCTGGGCATAGTTCCCAAAATTTCCTAAACTTCTCCGAAGTGAAATAAAACCATTTCTTATTTTCCCAATAGCAGGAAAGTTAGCTGTTATTTTAGCTTTCAAGGCATTAAAAGTTGTACTAATCTTATTTTTAAAAGCAACTAAACTTTGTTTTACTGAACCAATAGTGCTTTTTAGATTCTCAAATGTTGAACTGACACTATTTTTAAAATTTGACATATTATTCTTTAAATTTCCAATTTGAGAACTAATTTGATTTAAAGTAACTTGTCCATTACCTACAACTTTAAAAACCAATGATAACTGTTCTAACATTGCTAACCCTCCTTTCTAATTTTTATTTTTTCTTTTTGCATAATCAGCCCAAGCTAATTGTAAAAGCATATATTCTTCGTAACATAGATCTTCAACAGGCTTTTTATAGTATGGAATCTTAGATTCAAAACAAACATCAAATCTTCCTTGCTTAATTTTCCTTATTTTCTCCAAAGTTTTTAATGAATAAAAAGGGAGTTTTTTGAAATTCAGTTATAATCACTGTAATAGTTTCTAAAGCTTCTTGATCCATATTAAAAAATTCTATGTCTCTAGCTTCCATAGGCTGAGCTATAAAAGTATTCAATAATTTCTTACCTATTGCTAATTCATCTTTTTCAGATGAAAGCTTAAAAAATGTATCTGTTGAAACTCTTTCAATTCTAAAAGGTCTCTCTATTGTCTTAAAATCTTTTCCTGTCATCATCAAATTAAATTCTAAAACTCCTAAACCCTCAGCTTTAAAAGTTATATTTGATATATTCTTATCCTCTATTTTTTTTAGAAATTCTTTATTTTTTAATTCTTGTTGCTCTGTTTTATTTATTTTATTTTCCATTAGTTTATTGCCTCCTTAACACCTACACATACAAGTTTAAATTCTCTTGAATCAGATTCTCCATCATTTGCCAATTCACTTTTATTTACTCCAATTTCTTTTATTGTTACGCCTCTACTATATTTAGAAATTGAACTATCTTTAAAATATCCTGAACCAGTTATTCTGTTCTCTGAAGCATCTAAAAGTATTTTTTCATCTTCAGTTCCACTTGCAACAGTAATAGTTATTTCAAGATTTGGATCTGGACTATATAATATTCTTCTCTCTCCATAAATACTTTTATCAGATGACTTATATTGGTCTTCAGGAGCCCCAACACTCAGACTTCTAAAATTTTTAAAAGTATAACCATTAAAAATAAAAATTTTTTTACTTAAATCAACCATCATTCCTTACCTCCAATATCCTTATTAGTTTTCATTAATGTTAAATCAATGAAATAAGCCCAGTTTCTAAGTCTAAAAAGTACTTTCGGTCTTATAAGTCTAAGCCCTCTTTCTGTTGCTGTCTGAGTTACAGGAAAAACTGTATATTGATATTTTCCATTCAATTTAGCAAGTAAATTATTAGCTCCCATTTCTTCCATAACATTGTTTAATGTTTCTTCTAAAAAGGCATAACCTTCCTCATCTTGTGGGAATCCTTTTTTAATCATTGCTTTTTCTAAATTTTCATTTAGATTTACAATGATACAATCAATAGCAGTTGTGTCATCTAAATAAGTTCCATCTGTTGTTTTTCCACCATTGGCTGTTATATAGCCTTCTGATGTTCTTTTTTCTACAAATGTAATATTATTCTTTGTAAGTTCAGGTTTCTTAGCTAATTCAGTGTCAGCTGTTACTCCTTGTAGTTCTATCATTGAGCTTCTGTATCCTGCTCCTTTTGTTACAACTACCCCAGCATAAGCGGCTGCTTTATATTCTTTATCAGCTTCATCCATTTTTAAATTCCAAATAGGTGCAATTCTATCAGACTTTAATGTATCTGCTAATGGATAAGCTTTGACTTCTGTTATATAAATTCTTCTATTTTCAGTTAAAAAAGAGCTTACAGCTTTCATTGTTTCAACAGTATCGAATGTTGTTAAAAGTGCATACCATTCCTTGTCTAAATTTTCATTTAAAACTTCTTTTAATTTATCCTCAATTTTTTCTTGCCCACTTGCAGTAATCCCAACTATTCCAAAAAAGTCAGGTTTTAATATATTTCCATCTCCATCTCTTTGTCCTAGGAACTTCTCCACTAATTTATATACTTTTGAATTATTTCCAAAACTATCAGCAACATCTTTAGAATTCATATAGTATTTAAAATCTACATTCTTATCATTTGTAACTATAAGAGTTTTATTTAATGAAGCAATTGTCAAATTCAATTCTTGTTCTAATACTACTTTTATCGGTTCTCTATATACTCCCATTATTCTTTCCTCCTTGCTATTTGGCTTTTATTTTTATTATTTACCAATAATTCTATTTCTTTTATTAATTCAAGTTCTCTTTCTTTTGTTACTTTCATATATTCAAAAACTATATCAAAAGTACAACGATACTCATACTCTGAATTAATTAATTCATTTAATGATTTTATTTCACTACTTTTTACTACTCCAGCATCTAATCTATTTATCTCTCTTCTTGCATTGAAAAGGATTAATTCTCTCAGTTCGATTGCATTTTCTAATGTTTCTTCTTGAGTTTCAGAATATATGTCAAATTGAAGTCTTGCCATTATTCTATACTCAGTTGTTTCAAGATATTTTTCATCTTGTTTTATATATTCTCTCTCTGTATATCCTCTAAAATCAGCACTATTTATATTTAACACTTGGTAAGTAGTATAGGGCTTTTCAGGAGGTTTTGTAGCAGTAAAAGCTGGTATAATTTGAATGTTACTCATCTTATTGAGTAGTTCAATTATAATTTTAATCATCTTTTGTACTCCTCTTTAAAATATAGCTTTTTATATCAGCTAGATAATCAAAGTCAGTTATTTCAATTATCTTAAATTTTTCATCTTTTAAAATAGCAATATCCCCTTCTTTTAGTTTTTCTTTTGTAAATAATTCCATATCTTTTAAAGTAATTTCACCTTGAGGATAGTATTTTAATGTATCCGATGAAACAGGCATATATACACCTTTTATAATCTTTTCTTTCTCTTCATTAGCTATATATTTCCCTTTTTCCCATCTTCCTTCAACTCTTGAAATAATTTTTATATTTGTTTTCTGCTTGCTTAATAAAATAACATTATCCATTTTATACATCCTTAAAATCTGACAAATATTCTATAGTTCCATTTTCATTTACTATTTGATACCGAATTGATTTTATTAAAAATCTGTTGTCTATAAGTGGTTTGGTATTATTAGCCTGTCCATTTTTAGTTTTTATTTTTAAAGTTTTTGGATTATTTGGAGTTGCCCAAGTCTGAGCTGTAGCAATACTTTGAATTACTAAACCTCTTATAGTTTCCCCTACTCTCATAAGTGCAGGTTTGCCTTTTATACTTCCTTTTGCAACATCAGCAACAGCTATTTTTATTAAGTTGCCTATATATTCTTTATTACTATCCAAAGCATTTCTCATGAATGGACGAGCAGGTATGCTAGAAGTCCCAAACTCATTATATATTGCATATTCAAGTATACTTGTTTTTCCATCTTCTCCTGTTAAGCTTTTATCAATAGCTAATATTCCAATTTCTACAGTATGTTTACTTAAATATCCCATTTCTTGGCAAATTTCTACAATTGTCATATTTCTATAACTCCAAATAAGTCCTTAACTCCTCGTATGAAATTATCTGATTGTTCTATCTTATTAAGAAAAGTATAGTTTATTCCTCTTATTCCATAACTCTTTAACCCCTCAGCATTTGAAAGTTCTTCTTTTATAGTTGAACAAATGAACATTAAAAGATTTTCAGTTAGTTCTTCATACCCAGCAATGTATTCAATTTCTACATAAGAATCTACTGTAATAATTTCATCAAATATTACTTTCCTATTTACAAAACTGAAAGGGAGTTTTTTACATCCTTTTTTAGCGTTCAATACCCTTTCAATTCTTTTTCTAGGTAAGAATACATAGTTTTTATTAAGTCCACTAACTAAACTCGTTATTTGCCCTTTTAGGAGTTCATAGCCTAATATTCCCTCTATCTTTTTTATTACTGCATTAATATAAAAATTTAAAAGCTTTTCATCCTCAATATTAGTGAGTATTTTAGCAATTTCTAAATCATATTTAATTCCCATGCTATCCCCTTGCTAGCATTGTAAGAGGGAATAATCCCTCTTAAATTATGCTTTTTTCTTCAATTTTAAAATATTCTCAGGTAATTGAACTCCCAAGCCCACACCTTTTTCCATGTAATATTTTGTATATCCTTTAGAAGTTACTTTATCTTCTAATCTCATTGTCATAGCATTGTTTTGGATTCCCATTACTGCTGTGCTTAAATCTGCAAATACTCCAACTATTTCATTGGCTGTTGCTGTAGTAATTCCTTTTAATCCTGCATTTTTTGAAGTAATTAAAACAACTGGTCTAGTCATTAAAGTTCTTGCATTTCCATTGTTTAAGTCAGTAATATAGAAATCTTTTTGTTTATTTTTTAATTTAGCTATTCCTGCCCAAGTTTCAGAAGTCATGTACCACTTTGCATTTCTTGCAACTTCCTCATCTAGTGCATAGTAAGCACTTATTAATGAATCAACAAATGTTGTGTCATCAGTTGTATCTATTTCAATTTCTTGTGTTACTTTGCTATCTTTTAAAATTCCAGTAGGCATATTTGTCCCTGTTCCATTAAATAATGCATCTGCTAATCTTAAAGATAAAGCATATTCAACTCTTTTTATTAAGAAATTAGCATATCCTACAAAGTTGGTAGCAAGTAATTTATTAGTTACTTTTGGCATTGCATACAATGAATGTAATGCTATAACTACATGGTCAATTTGAGATACAGAAGTTTCTTCTCTGTCTGCTTCCTCTCCTATCCAACCAGTTTCTGGTAAACCTGCAACTTCTCTTGGAATTGTTAAACTTCCATCTGTTATTGGAATAAACTTTATATCTCCAAGTGCTGAATTTTGCTCAACTAATCTTTCAAGTATTGTATTTACATACTGTGTTTTAATAGCTTTTGATGTATTAGTTGTATTAGCAGGATCTGCTGAAAAATTTAATTCAGTTGTTGAATTAAAAACAGTTTCTGTTGCTTTTCCATTTTTTTCAACTTCTTGAATCATTGCACTAAATTGTTCAGCAACTGTAACTTCTGCTGGAGTAGCTTTAAAGTCTGCTTTTAATCCTTTAATAACTTCATTAAACTCAGTCATTTGCTTTTCAATTTCAGCTTTAAATTCTCCATTTAATTCAGTTTTAATTTCTTCAAACTTTGAATTAATTTCATTGAATTTAGCAGGTAAATTTTTGATTTCTTCTGGTGTTCCAGCTTCTAATAACTCAGTTTTAAAATTTGCTAATAATTCAGCCATTAATAATTTTAATTGTTCCTTATCCATTTGTCCTATTCCTCCATTTTCTCTATTAAATACTCTTGTTACTTTACTTCCTTTTACAGCACCTTTGGGTGTTAAACTCCCCTCATGAGCTTCAAACTTATTTATATCTATGTAATACTTACCATTTTCACTATATTCTTTATAATCTACAATGTTTCCACCCACTGACATTTCAAAAGGTAGCTTCATTTCTTTCATAAGCGAATACAACTTTACAGCTTCAAGATTTATATAATTACCATTATCATCTTTTGATAAATGAAACTCTCCCACAACTTCAAATCCCTTCTCTGTTTCTTCTCCTACTAATTTTCCAACTGGTAATAATTCACCATAATGATTGTATAAAAGGAGTAAAGTCTTTCCATTATTTCCTTGCATACTTCCCTTTTTAAATCTATAAATACCCTTTGCAAGACTGTCATTTTGCATATTTACAAGTATTCCTGTGAATCTTCCTGGTGTTCCTTCTTCTTCCTTAAACTTTTCAATTTCACAAGTAAAATTTAATGTTTCATCAGAAAAATTAATTCTTTTCTTTATCTTTTTCTTTGACATACCTACTCCTTTTATCTGAAAATAATTAAACAACTGCATCTAACAACCTCTGAAACTGGCAAACTGTCCTGGTGTGGATAGTCAGCTTCTACACCATCTTTTAACTTCCATTTATAGTCTATATCCACCCATTTATTACTTATAGCTTTATGGTGTGGTCTGTATGTCTTTTTCCCACCAACATGTATCCAGCATTTTTCTTTCATCACATTCTTAGCAGTTTCATAACTTGTTGTATTAATGCTCTTACTTGTTTCAGTTCTTGCTATTGTGCTAGCTCTTTGTTCTGTCATTCCATTAATATTTTTTACTAGTTCTTTTACCATGTCATTATATGACAAGCCTTCTTCTTGTCCTGTTGTAATTATCTTATTTAAAATATTTTTTGTTGTTGCTGTCATCTTAGTTGCTTGTTTTCCAGCATTTTTTGTATTCCAATTTTTTAAAAAATAATCTCTAACCCCTTTTATAGTTTTAGGTTTTATTACTTTTTTATAGATGTTTTGAAAGCCCTTAAAAGTCTCCTCGAATGTATATAGATAAATTACTTCAAGTCCACTTTTAAACTTTTTCAAAAGCCATTCATAATCAATATTTATTATCATTTTTACATCATAAGATTTTGAATTATCTGCAATTACTTTATCTCTTAGTTCAATGAATATTTTTTCTATAATTTTCTTATTCCTTGTACTGAGTCTTCTTTCTAGTGCTTTAATTGCTTTTATTTTTTGAACTTCCCTTTTCATACATCTTCTTCTTTTTCTCCTTCAGTTGTAGCTGGTTCAGTAATTTCTTCCAATGTCATATCTCCTCCACCAACAAGTAAGACATCCCCACCTTTTAATTGTTCCAAGCTTAAATCTGTAAGTGATGATATAATTCTTCTATATTCATTTATTGTTACCCTATTTTTTAAAGGTTCTAATTTTTGAATAATATCTCCTATATCATCTTTCAGTTCATCAGCACCAGAAAGATCATAGTCTATATATTCTCCATTTTTCAGATAGTCAGCTAATAAATAATTAAGCCAATTCTTTAAATTGTTAAAAAACGGAATTACTGCTTCTCTATATAATTCTTTCTTTGCCTGTTTCCTATTTTGATAAGTAGAATCTCCTCCACCAACTAATTCAACTGGGACATCAGCAGCAATGGCAGCTCTTTCATGTGCTTTCTGTTCTGCTGTACTCCAGTCAGCATCTATTGGTGCTTTTGAAGTGTCTTGGTACTTTAATCCAGAACCAAGTACCAAAGGACTTCCAGCATTCTCAGCTCCTGCATAATGTGCTGAATATTTGCTTCTTATTTCTTCTCTATCCTCTTTATCTACTGCACCTTCTGTCTGAAGGATTCCTCCTGGCTTTCCTAAATTATTTGCCAAACTCCAGTTCCATTTCCAAGCCTTGAATAAATAAGCTCCAAATATTGCTAAAGCACTATGTTTACTTTTTCCTTCTCCTATCCCACTTCCACTAACTCCATCAATTATGTTGTCATAATTTGGAGAACTAAGCCACATATAGTTCTTTAATTCGTCACCAGTTATTGTTTTAGCTGGATTATGTATTCTTATTTCTCTTATCCTTCTACCTTCAAAATACACTATAAAATTATTTGGTGAGTGTATATATAAATCAGGAGCAAGTGAGGGCAACCCTTTTATAAGTTCTAATAAAACTCCATTATTTGAACCTTCTAACCAAACTATTAAATAATCTATAAAGTCCTGGAATGATGTATTTGGATTAATCATTCTAAAAATCTTATTTAAAACATGATTATCAACTTTTTTCTTACCATCTTCTTTTCCTGTATAGATGCCCATTTCTATGTTTTGACAAGCCTTTATTTTTTTCTTGATTGGTAACATAAAGCCTGGCTGTTCCCATATTGTTGACATATATTCAGAGGATTCAAAACTCTTCCCATCTCCAGTCATTACTGAACAATCTTTAAAAAACCAATTTCTAAAAATTTCTTTAATACTCATATACCCACTTCCCTTTTTTCATATCATTAGAAAATGCGTATCTTGTTGCATCTATACTATGATTATTTTTATCTTCCAAACGAGGTAAAGCATTTCCATCTCTATCAGTTGCATAATCTATCATTTCAAACTCCCGAGAAATATTGGGTGTTCTTTTTGGATCAATTACTATTGCCTCTAAATCAGCAAGCCATTTTTCTCCATACTCAACACTCCCAGCTCCTTTTTTAGCTCCTGTAGCACTGATATCATATTCTCTAAGTTCATCTATACTTTTTGGTTCAGCACTATCACATATAACTAATTCATCATAATTCTTTGATATGATAAAAGCAGCTAACTCTCTATTTTTAATTCCTACTCCAAAAAACTCATCAATAGCATAGATTATCCTCTTTTTCTTATCATATCCCCAACGAACAAATGCCATTGGATCAACTCCATACCCCCAGTCAACTCCATTTCTAAATCTATCAAGTCCTTTTATTTCTTCATTGCTAATAGTTCTAATTTCTAAATTATCAAAAGGAACTATTCCATTTCCAATAGGTTCTCCTAAGTATGTATGCTTGTATTTCATAGGGTTATTTAACTTTACTGCTTCAGCTCTTTTTACAAAATCATCTGAAATAAATGGATTGTCCAGATAAGTTGAGTGATGTACAAATATTTCATCATCTTCTTTAAAAGTATATTCGTATTTTTTATTTACCCAATTATGTTTCATTTTGGGAGGGTTATATGAGAAAAAACCTTTATACCTTAAATTATCTTTTAACTTTCCTCTATATATTGAATCAAGTACCATTTCTACTTCATCTTCATTTTTAAATTCGGCTAATTCCTCAAACCAATATTCTGTAATTGGAAAACTTGAATCAACTATTGATTTACTTTTTTGTGGATCATCAACTCCCATAAATATAAATTTATTTCCTCTCTCTGTGTATCTGATTTCTAAAGGACTTAACTTATATTCAAAATAGTCTTCAACTCCTAATTGCTTAATTGCCCATTTTATTTGCTCATAAACAGACTTCTTTAAAGTTTCACCAACTTTTCTAATACAAACTATATTTATAGGATTTCTAATTAAATCAAGTGTCAACATTAAAGCTATATTACTTGATTTAGCGGATCCTCTTCCACCTTTACAAACTATTTTTGTGTACTTATTACTTTTCCAAGCTTTATAAACTTCATGAAATTTTGGTGTTAATACTTCTGATACTTGTTTAATTTCCCTTTTTTTCTTAGAGATTATCAACTATCAACACCCCTCTTTCTTCTTCAACTTCTTTTTTAGCTTGTTCTTTTTTCTTTTCATTTCTTGCTGTTACTTTCTCTACAACACTTGCAACTTTAACTAAAGCATCAGCAGTTTTTGGATCTTTGAATTGCTCAGGATTTTTAGAAATTTCTATTAATATTTTTTTATGTGTTTCGTCAAGCAAATCAACTACATCATCCAAAGTCATCCCAGCTAGTTTTCTAGCCTCTTCAAACTCTTCCTTATTATCCTTTATCCAACGATAGATAGTGCCTTGTGATTTGTTTAAAGCACTAGCTATTTCTTTTGCTGTATTACCTTGTGCATATAGCTTTTTAGCTTTTAATAACTCCAAGTCCATAAAGCACCTCCATTTCCATTTTTCTGTTTCTATTTTGTTATAACTTTTTTCTTTTATAAGTGTTGTAATATTTACAATGTTTTTAAAAATTGCAATAAATCACAAACCACCACTTCAAGTGGTGGTTTGCTCTATGCCTAAAAGGCACTATTACAAGCTTGAGGCTAAAGCCTTACAATTTGGTCTGCCTTTTGCGTATAGCCCCATTCAGCTATTAAAATAGCTCTTGTTTTTATTTCTTTTCAACATTGAAAGGATCAAAATATTCTTTTAATGTCATTTGATCCATTATTTTATCTTCTTCTATTTGATTCTTTATGTATTGAGTTATCCTTTCCTTATTTCTTCCCACTGTATCTACATAATAACCTCTGCACCAAAAAGTTCTATTCCCATATTTATATTTTAAGTTCGCATACCTATCAAATATCATTAATGAACTTTTTCCCTTTAAATATCCCATAAATGTTGATACTGCTATCTTTGGTGGTATGCTCACTAACATATGTATATGGTCTACACATGCACTTGCTTCTATTATTTCTACTCCTTTAAATTCACAAAGTTTTCTTAATATTGCTCCTATATCTTTTTTTATCTTTCCATATATCGCTTGTCTTCTATATTTTGGTGTAAATACTATATGATATTTACAATTCCACCTTGTATGTGCTAAACTATTTTTGTCCATAGGAACCTCCTTTGATATTTTAGTTGGTTTTGGCAGACCTTCTTTATTATATCAAAGGAGAACTAATATCGCATCATAGCCTTCTGGCTTTTTTGAACCACTCGCATAGCAAGTGGTTTATTTTACAATAAAAAAAGCACATCATTTTTTGATGTGCCTTTTAATAGTTTTTAATCTTTCTTTAAATATTCAATTAATGCTTTTTCTATTACATTTGTCAATTTTTCATTGGGGAATTTAGTTTCTATTTCTTTAAAAAGCTGGGGATCAATTCTAAAAGTTTTGTTAAGTTTCTTTTTACTTATATCTAACTTTTTTCTCCCAGCCCCTTCTCTTGCTCCACCTGATGCCATATTAACCTCTCTTTCTAAAAAAATCAGTAAGTTTTTTTATACACCTTACAATAACAATAAGGCATAAAAAAATAATGAATATTTTTACATAGTTATTATTACTATAATTTTTTCTTGTAAAATTTAAAATCATTATAATTATTATTAAAATTGTATTAGTCATTGTATATTTGAGTAAAATTTGTTATAATTTAATCAAGAAACTGGATTACTCCAGTTCCTTGATATTTGAGTTAGTTGAAATAATCTACTAATAGAATTATCAGCGTTAGGACTGCTATGATTAACTCTATTATTGCTGTAATTAGTTCAATTAACTCTTTTTTATTCCCTCCTTTCTTTTGTTTTTTTATTTTCTTACTCATCTTTTCACCTCCTTATGTATTTATTATATCATAACCTTTTGATTTTTGCAAGTCTTTTTTCAAAAAAATATAAACTTTTTTAGAATTTTTTTAGAATTTTTACCATTACTAGAATTAGGAATTTATTGATATTTAGTTGATTTTTAACTAGTGTACTTTTTAATGAAATTCTAATAAAAATTACCACTATTTTAAACATAAAAAAAAGAGCTTTTGAACTCTTTTAAAATAGACTATATTGTAAATCTTTTTTTATTTGAAGAGAACTTTTATACGAGCTTTCTTTTTCTAATAACTCTAAACTTTCTAAATCGATCTGCCATGTATATCTTTTTAAGTTTTTTATACATCTATAGCCTAACGTCCCAGTTCTACAATAATTATATATTGTACCAATAGAAACATTAAGTCTATTAGATGCTTGAGCTACACTTATATACTTTTTAGCCATATTTTATCCCCTCCTCTCAATTAAATATAACATAAGAGCTTATTTTTGTCTATAAAAAAAGAGAGGATTTACCTCTCTTAGTTAAGTCTTTTCTTTATTTGTTCCAATAATATATAAATCCCTTTATCTTTTTTACTTAATTTTTTTAATTCATCAGAAAATTTCTGTCTGTCTTCAAGATCTCTATTATAATAAAAATTTAAAAGTCCTGTTTTATAGTCTTTTTTATCTATATATTTTTCTATAATTTCTTTCATCTCATTACTATAATAATCTTCAAGTACAATATCCTCTTTTTTTTCTGCCAGTTTATGAAGTATCCATTTTTTTGATTCTTCATCTCCAAAATTCTTTTTATAATTTTCAAAATGTTCTCTTCCTGCTTTATCGTTATCAAATATAACAACATATTTACTAGTTATTCCTATTGATAAACTAATCAATGTCCCTAAATTACTAACTCCACTTCCTGGAATTATTTTTATGCTTTTATCTAATAGTTCTGCTTCTTGTAAGAGATTTAAAAAGATTTTATCTGTCATTCCTTCAGTTATAATTATTTTTTCATTATAATGTACAAGTGGAAAATTATCTATTTTTAGAGCATTTATTATTGGTGTAATTTCTCCTAAGTTTTTATTATCATCTATTTTAGTAATTTTTTCAATAGTTACAATTTCATTATTTCTTTTAGCTACATTTATTTCTGCTATCTTAACAACCTTAGGATTTACCATATTTTCTAAATGAGTTGTATAAAATATTATATTATTTTTTGATAAGTCTCTCAAAACCTTTACTAATTCTGATTGAAAAGTTGTATGTAAATATACACCAGGTTCATCTAACAATATTATACTTCTATAATCTTCATCATCTGTATGTTTCCAATTGTATTTCATTTTTATAAAAAAATTAAAGAACCATTGAAAGCCTTTAGAACGCATATTAACAGGAAATGCAACTTTTCTACTTCTTCCATTTTCTTTTTTTTCTCTCAAATCTATTACCAAAAACTGAAAAATACCATTTTCAAATCTTAAATCAATATTTAGAGTCTGAAATTCATTTCTTATTGTTTCACTGATATGCATTTTATCCCATAGTTGAGATAGGCTCTCATTTAAATCATCTTTAATATCAGCAAGAACAGTTTGTCTATCAGATAAATCATATTTTGAAAACTTATCAATATTTTCATTATTTTTCTCAAAAATTTCTTCTATATATGGATACCATTGGCTACCTTTTTTTATTTCTTCAGGAACAATATCCTTAAAATCATCAATATATATGATGTTAGGTAAGTAATAAACAATAGCTCTTATAACAATTTCTCTAAGCTCTGGAAGTCCTATATATATTGTAATTTCTTCATTATAGTAACCATTCACATTTATTATTTCATTTATAGTTTCAAAAGAAAAGTCTTCCATAGTATAATAAGTACTATTTTCATTAAAAATTCTCTTTATTTTTAAGGTTTTATATGAATCATGAAAAAATTTTTTTAACTTAGATGAAATTAATGCTTTTATGGGTTTTAAATACTCATTTGCTCTAAAAGCACTTTCTTTTCTATAGCTACTTTTTTTTAAAAAATCTTCTTCTTTTTCTTCCATAAAATAATCTAAAACATTCTCTATAATAGTATTAGTATCAATATTTTCTATCTCAGCTTCAATTTCTGGGAAACTTTTATTATTAAACTTATTTTTAATATAACTAATATTTACAAATTCACCATTATATTGCTTGTCATTAGTGTAATCAAAAGAAAACATTGCTTGTAAGATTGAACTTTTACCTGTTTCATTTAATCCTATTATTGGAGTTAATTTAGGTTTATCAACTTCTATTGTTAAGTCTTTGATAGCTTTATAATTTTTTATTCTAAAACTTTTATATTTCATTAGTCCTCCTTTTTTACCATTTATTTCTTATTATACTCGTTTTTTTTATTAATTACAAAATTAATGTTGTTTTTTATTTTTTCAAATGCTCTATGCTTTATATTATATACCCATTGCCTTGACATCCTAAGTTTTTCAGCTACTGCTTGTCCTGAATACCCTTCAAAAAACAAAAGATTTAAGACTTCTTTTTCTTGCCTTGTGCAGCAATTTAATAACTTCTCTACAAGTACTTTATTTTCTAAGTTTTCATTGCCTGTATTTTCATCTCCAATTTCAAGATTTTCAATTCCTGAAAAATATAGTCTTTCTTGTTCACCCTTTTTAATACTCTCTATAACATACTGAGGGACTCTATACCTTTCTTTATCTATAAATTTTCTTATCTTTGCTTCAATATGAAAGTATAGATGTGTCATAAACTTTGTATTATAGCTTTCATCATAAGTTTTAATAGCTTGGTAGATTCCAAGTATCCCCTCCTGGAATCCATCATCAGTTCCACCCCATTTATTATTTATTTTTCTAACTGCATTCAAATACTTTTCAATAAGAGTTTCAGTAGCTTCATTGTCTCCCGCCTTGGCTTTTCTTATTAGCTCCAAAATTTCAGTACTTTCCATTTTATCACCTTATAATTATAGTGCTAATTTACTCCTTACTATCTTTTCCTCAGCTACTTTTATAACGTTTCTAAGTTCTTGTTGTTCTCCAATTATTTCAAGTTGTCTACTTTCAATTCCTGCTCTTTTTTCTTGTAGTTTTTTCAATTTAGAATTTAAAAGCTCTATCTCAGCTTGTATTAATTCTTTTTCTTGTTTTAAATTATCTCTTTCTTTGAAATAATTATCTTCAAAATTATCCTCAGCAATTTTAGCTCTTTTTAAGTTTTCTAGTAAGATATTTAAAATTGCATTGTTTCCTTCAGCATCCAATTCATAATTTATAGGATAACAAGTTACCATATTTTCACCAACTACTACATAAGTCATCATTTTGTCCTTATTGATGTAAAATTCAGCTTTTTTATGTGTATCATAAGCTGCTGTACAGATGTACTCAGTCCCTTGAAATTCCATTTTTAAATCTGTTTCTAATCCTTCTATTTTATCTTCATTTGCTTTTTCCCAGATATCCCAAGTTCTATCACTTACAATATTTGCATTATGTACTCTTGAAGCATATCTCATTAAAGCGTGTTTTGTTATATTAATTTCTTTCATTAATCTTCCTCCCAATCTTCTGTAATTTTTTCAATAGTAACTAACATTGCCCAACTTTTCCAACCATCTCTTTTTAATTTTGCAACTTTACCTATTATAGTTTGAGTCCCTTCTCTATTTTTTAATTCTATTCTTTTTCCTAATCCAACTGCTTTATCTTGTGTCCATGATATTTCTTCAAGTCTGTCATATGTTATTGTTATAATAATAGAATCTAAAATAACTATATAATTATTTATCATTCTTCTTATAAATTTTTTAGTGTTCTTTTTATTCATTAAATACCTTTCAACTAATCTTTTAACACATTCCAATGCTTCTATTTTACATTTATTTTTTTCATATTCTTCCATTCCATTATCAATTCAGTTCCTTACTCTTCCTCCCAATCAGCTATTTCTTCCACATCAGAATATGAATAATTATGACAATTAGAACATTCATAATAATCTGTATCGTGTATACTTAAATCATCTCCAGAAGTATCTTTATTTTTATCTAACTTGAATAAAATACCCCTTCTTAGTCCTACTTCTTCTCCACATTTCTTACACTTCCACATCTTCACCCTCCAAATTAAGTTTTTTCAATTTTCTTTTCTCCTGCCATTCAAGTATCTCTTCCAGAACATAAATTAATTTACTACATTCTTTTACCGTCATATTATCTATTGTTTTATCTTTTCCAAGATAATGTTCAATAAATTCTTTTTTATCTTTTTCCTTATAAACTTTACTATATAGTGTATTTAACTTGTTTTTTTGCTTTTCTGTTGCATAGTCATTAATTAATCTATCTAAGATTTTTATAAGAACCTCAGCCTGATTATAGCTGAGATCCTTACTAGAATTCTTATTAAATTTACTTTTTAAAAGTAGTCTATAATCTTCATCTTTTAAGCCTGCTTTATGCTTTAAAGTATGAATATATTTAATTTGATGTTTCTTTATTTCCTTCATTTTTCAAGTCCTCCATTACTGTAGTCATAGAAAGAGGAATATTGACTTTGTTCCCATTTTCATCTTTATAGTATGCTTCAATAAATTTCTTAGACTTCTGAGGTTTCCAAGCTTCTTTTATTATTTTAACTCCTTCAGTTAGTTCAGGATCATCTATATTTCCAGCTATTTTCTCCAGCTCCATAACTCTTGAAGCCTTCAGGTTACCGTTTTTATCTTTCTTTAATAGTAAATTTACTATTTCAAGTAAATGACTATTTTCATCCTGAACAGATTTATAAATATAGCTTTTAACCTTTTCTATCCCTGAGTGAACTGTATCGTCAAAACTGTCAAGCATTCTATGACCTAGTGTTATAGTGAACTTCCCATCACTACTTGTAAATGTATGAGACTGTTGCTTATCATTTACTCCATATAATTCAGCCTTTAATTCTGTTATACTTTTAAAGTCATCAAATACTTCTTTCTTAGTCATTGCAATTTGTGCTGAAACTTCTTTTACTTTCTTCATTGAACTCATTACTGTTTCATCAACAAGCTTTTTATAAGCTTCTATTTTTTCTTTTCTTTTAGCTTCCTTACTTTTTTCTTCTTCTAAAAATTGCTTTCTTAGTGCCTCTTTTTCTTCAGCAGTTAAATTTTTAATGTCCATAACTCCTCCTATTTAAATTCTTGTAGTTTTTCTTCTAGTAGTCTTTTTCTTTCATTAAAGAAATTAAATGTAAATTGTCCACCTCTTGTCTTATCATTTTTGTAAATCTCTATACATTTATTGATCTCTTTAATTTTTTGCTCAATTTCTTCTTTTAATTGCTTGTGATTAAAGTAAATCCCTGTGTCTTCATTTGTTCCTATAGGTTCAGAATCAACAGTAAAATAAGTTAAAGTCTGTTCTTTGACACAGTCTTTACAATAGAACTCTCCAAGACAAGCTTCATAAAATTTTTCTCCATCTTTTATCTCAGCCCCACAATTTTCACAATAAATTTTTATACTCATATTGTTTTAACTCCTCCAATCTTACAAACTCTTCATAGCCTGTTAATACATCCTCCAATACTGCATAAACTCCATTATTGTATTTGTATAAGTAAACTATTCCATCAATTATATATAAATCTTTGAATTCCATATTTAATCCTTTAATCTTTTAAAGTCAATAATCTCAAATTCTACATCTGTTGTTTTAAATTGATTTTTTAAGTTTTTAATCTGTTTTTCTTTAAAAACTTTTAATTGACTGCTATTCATCTCTGAATCAAAATCAAATGCCCAACCTCCAACAGATCCAACTCCATTTACAGAATAGAAGCAACTAACCCAGTATCTTTATTTTTTATTTCTATTAAAAAATATTTTTTTATGTCTACAGTCATAACCTATATTAAAACCAGCTATTAATAAAGCTATTGCCAATCCTATTAAAGCCCATGTACTCATAATTCCTCCTTGTCAAATCTCACACTTAAATAACTTTTTTTTCTCTTTTTTATCATTGATAATTTCAACTTGACTAATTTTTGAATTTACATTTAATATTTTATATTTCTTTCCTTCTGTAAGTTCTCCAGTTTCAGCAACAATACAATTTACAATATCACCTTTTTCTAACTTCCACATTTGAACCTCCTTGATTATTAGCAACAATTAATATAGAAGCTACAACAATTGCTAGTATTTTTCTCATATTATTCTCTCCCTTGCCTTGCTAATTCCATTTAACACAATTCAAATCAACACTAATTTTTTGAAAGTTTTTTGTTTATTTGTACTACAATTTTTTTTATTTCTTCAGTAATTTTTACATAGTTTTCCCTAGCTTTTGAATTTCCTTTGTTAGCCGCTTGAATGTAGTTCTTTCTTTTTACTGAAAGAGTAGCTAGTTCATTTAATTCCTTATCAATTTTTAAAGCATCTTTTCCATACTCTTGTTTTAAAATTTTCTTAGCTTCTTCAGTCAATACCTTATCTTTCATAGTTCCCCCTTTTTTATAATGCTAGAGTTGATAATGCAGCATCTATATATTTCTTTTCAATTTTTAATGAGTTGTTTTGTAAAGCTATTTCATAGCTTGAAGTCAAAACATTTGCTAAGTTTCTCGCTGAACCTCTTACAACTATATTTATGTAGCTGATTAATGTTTGAAGCTCAGTTTCTTTATATAGTTCTATTTCATTTTTTAAAAATTCTTTTACAATATTTGAAACATCATCTATTGCTAAATCTTTTAATGATATATTTACAACAGCTCTTGAATACAAGTATTCATATTCTTTTTTTCTTGATAAAATTTTACTTTTTAAAACTTCAGTTCCTGCAATAACTACACCAACTCCTGTCTGGTCCGCTATGCTTCTTACAATATCAATTACATTTGCTTTTAAATGTTCACCTTCGTCAATTATGATAATAGTTTCTGTTAGTTTTATAGCATCTTTTATTCTATCTTTTAGAGTTTCAGAACTTCCAGATGTATCAAGTTTTAATTCTTTTGCTATTTTCTTTATAAGTCCAACACTAGATATCCCATTTTCTGCTGTTATTAAAACTCCCCTACCACCATAAGTTTTTAACCATTCTTGTAAAGCATGAGTTTTTCCTAATCCTGCCCTTCCGTATATATAACCTATCTTAGAGCTTTCTATAATCCCTTCAGTTATATTAGAAGATACATACTTCTTTATAGTATTCAACACATGAAAAACTCTCTTTTTAGTTTCTGTATTTACTGAAAAATTTATTCTTTTTATTTTTCTTTTATGTCTATCTAAAAAGTCACTTACTTTTTCAGAAAATGCTTCATTATCTCCCGAGTATGTTCCTTTTCTCCATTCACTTAATGTACTAGCTCCTACACCCATAGCTTTTGCTATTTTTGTAAAGCTCATGTTATTATCTTCTGAAAATATTTCTAATCTAGTTCTTAAATCGTCCATGATCCCTCCTAATCTTCTAAGTATATTCCTTCACCTATAAGTATTCTTTCTTTTTCATTCTTTTTCTTGTTTTCTATAGCCTTAGTATCTTCAACTATTGTCGCATCAATTAAATCTAAATCATCTCTTATGTCTTCTCTTATTCCCATAATCTCTTTACTTAACTTACTAATTTTTTGAAGTCTTTTCTTATGTGTTTTAATAGCAGTAACATCTTTCCAACCAGCAAGTCCTAATTGCTCAGCTTTACATAAAAATTCCCCTGTTTCCTGATAAACAAAGATATAACTTAAATCATGAGGATCATACTTAATCTTACATTTCTCAGTTTGGTGATAATATAGGTATTCATTTACATAAGTATTTCCCATAAATTCAATACCATTTTGTTTTATAGTTCTTATTTCTTCATATAAGAACAGTAATCTAAGCTCTTGATCTGATAGCATTTTTCTATTTGCAAGTGGATTTTCTTCCTGGAACACTTCAAGTGGTGTTCTATTATTCATTCCTCTACCTCTGTGAGCTTTTAGCCCTGCTGCTCTTCTTAAAGCATAATAATTATGATTTTTAGTTTCTATGAACTTTTCTATCAACTCTTCAAGCTCCCATTGTTCTAAAATTTCTCCTTTATCTAATTTTTGCATTGCGAAACTTCTAAGATGTTCAGGTCTTTCTATAATATTTCCACCTTTATAAGTTGCAAATTGCTTTGTAAAGCTTTCTTTAAAATCAACGAACCATCTTTCTATGTGCTTTGCTTGAGCATTGTATGCTCTTGCATGATCTACATTTATTCCTAAACTTGCATATATTCCATCTAGTTCATCAGTTCCTTTCAAAACTTTAGATTTATATGCCTTCCCGTTGTCAGTGTATAAATGTTGAGGTACTCCATACTTTTCAATCCCTCTTTTTAAAGCTATAGCTATAGCTTCAGTCGTTTCACTCCATGCTAAACTCCAACCAACTATAAATCTACTTTTTACATCTATCCAAACGATTAGTTTTGGAGAACCAAAGTATCTATCACCATTTGATTTTTTCTTATCACCTTGATAACACATCATTTCCAAATCATGCCCATCTGACATCCAAACTTCTCCAGCTTTAATGTCTTCGTAGCTTCTCTCAATAAATGGTGTGTAAGTGTCTTTAAACTCTTTGTTCCCCATTCTTGCCTTATCTTTTTCAATAAGATTTATATCCTTATTAAGATAATTTCTTAGAGTTCCATAACTAATTGCTTTTACTCCAAACATTGCGACAACTCTTTCAAAAACAAAAGAAATCTTTGGTTTATTTTTGCTAAAATATAGCATCTTAGCAAATTCTAAAACTTCTTTTTCTACTCTTCTTATTCCTTTAGTTGTTCCATGTCCTGAAGCTAAAGCCAAAGGATTATGCTTATTTTTTAGATATATTCCCCACCATCTACGAAGTGTAGGAACTGTCAACTTCTTTAAAATCTCCATTTGTTGTGGATAATTCCTATTTGCATCATTTACAAATTTTTTTATTATTTCTTCCTTACTATCTCCACCTTCCTCATATTTTTCTTCTAACTTCATACAAATGATAAATCTTGCATTTGCAACTCGTTGATTCCACCCAGGGAGTTCATCAATTGCTGTTGCCTCTTTTTTTACAACAGTTCTAGTTGCTACCTTCTTTTCTTTTTCTTCTTTAACTTCTACTAATGATGATATATAAGCATCAATTTCAGAAGCCTTATAAACATTCTTATAAACTTTCCCAATTTTTTTCTTTTCAACAGTCCAACCTTGTAGCTGTGCAAATCTTAAAGCTTGAGTTCTAGTTTTTTCAAAGAGTCTTTGTAAATCTTCTAATAAGTATTCTTTTGTCATAAAAGCTCCTTTCTAAAAGATCCTTACATTCAAAGCCCTTTCAATTCCCTTTTCAGTCTCTAGATCTCTTTCTGCATTAAGCCCTCTTAATGCTCTATATACCTTCTTTTCATCTAATCTTTCATTTTTGCAAAAATCTTTCAATGTCAAATCTCTTTGTAACAGTGACTTTTGAAATGTTTTTACTCTTTTATCTCTATTCTTTACATAAGCTGGAACTTTATCACATAATGCTAGTACCTCAGCTTCTCTTTCTTCTAATTCACCATTTAAAAGCTTTTTGAATTCATATTGTGTAAGATTAAGTTCTTGCATTACTTTCTGTAGACTTATCTCAGCATCAATTAAATTCTTTTTTATTTCTGTTATTCTAATTAATTTTTCTCTATATTGCTCTACCTTCTGTTCTATGCACATTTTCAAGCTCCTTTTCTATCTTTAAAATCATCTTTTTATATGTATTTGGATGCTTTCTTAAGTGTTCAAGCATTCCTTTTAAAAAATTTATTCTTTCCATTTCTTCTCCTTTTTGATATAATCAAAGTGTTGTTTTTTTTATTTGGGACACCATAGCTTTGCCGAGCATGATGTCCTTTTTTTAATAATTAAAATATTGATAACCTACTCTCTTATAATATTGTCTTAAACTGTACACATTTTTCAATCTTAAATACTCAACTGCCTCCTCTTCTTTTCCTGGTTTTATATATAGCTCCAAAGCTATTGAATGTTTCATATCGTCAAGACTACATACTCTTCCTAAATATTTCTTTGTATTTAATTTGTTGCTTTTCCATAAAGTAGTCAGCTCAAATGGAAAAATTTCATTTTCAAGCTCATGCTTTTCAGCATATTGCAATAGATTTTTTATTAGATCCTTACTTACTCTCCTTCCTAATATTGTTGAAGCTGGATAGTCAATGTCTTCAACCTTCATTTCCACAATCTCTTTGAAAAATAAACCTAATTCTTTAAGAACTAAGTACATAAGTCTTTCCCTTTCAGGTACTGAAGCTACCAATATATTAAACTGCTCTATTGTTATAAAGTCTTTTCTTTTAAAGACTCTTTTATACTTTCTAATATTTTCAGTTATATCTAACCCTAGTATTTCTTCAAAGAAAAACTCCAAAGCATTAAGTTCTACAAGTATAGTATTTACTGATAATTCCATTAATTTATTATCTAAAAATCTTGTTACATCTTCTTTCTTTACATCTATCACATCCTTATTAGTTGATTCTAAAAATTCTTTTACTATTCTTTTGTATGTTCTTCGAGTTGAAATTGAATAGTCTCTGTAGTTCATTTCTGATTCAAGACTTAATAAAATCAAAATAAAATTTATTGTTTTCCTCCATCTTCATCTCCATACACTTCATCACTTAGTTCGTTAACAGCATCAACAATTTCATCCATCTTACTTTTTATCAGTTTTATATCTTCTTGCATCACTCCAATCATTTCAAAATATGTTTTTGCTTTTTCAAAAAATTCAAATATGTTTGCTATTTCATCATCTCTCTGAGTTACTAATTCCAACATTTGATCTATTTTTGGTTCTATCCTTGTTTGTAGTGGAACTCCTTGATTTAAAGCTATTTGATTATTTTTAATTCTTGTTATCATTTCTTTTGAAAATGCTTTTATAAATTTTCTGAACTCTTTAGCTCTATCTGTATTTGCTAAATAAGAAATCTCAAAGATTCCATCTTGATTAAATACTCTTTTATCTCTTTTCTTTAACACTCCTCCTTCATTGCTTAAAACTTTCTTTATTTTTGAAAACTCTGGACTTTGTAACTCTGGATTTCTTAAAATAATACTTTTAAAACTATCTTTATCTTTAAATCCTAATGCTTTTGCTAATTCGTCCATATCCATTTCAATTTCATGATTATTGTTTACCATCACTTGAAGTTCTGTATTTTCAAATACTACTAAATTATTTTTATCGTTCATCTCCTCCACCTTTTATTTGATTTTTAACCTCTTAAAAACTATAATTTATTTAAAAACTTTGGAGGTACATTTTATATGTTTGATAGTTACTTTTCTATTTTTCTAATTATTCCTTTTTTATTACTTCAAATTTTCTTTTACTTTGTTTTTTATACTTTAATAACAGGATGTAAATATTTTTATCTTATACTAAGACTTCCAATAAATAGGCTTCTTTTTTTGAAAGATAAATATTATTCTGTACATTTTTTCTCATCTGTTATTGTATTTTTATTTAATTTATTCCCAAGTCTATCTGTTTATAATGAAGCTATCTTATTTTTTATTATTGTTCCTACATTATTATTTTTTAAAACAGAAGTAAATAGAGTATTATTAAATTATTCTTTGAAAATCATTCTATTTTGCTATATCCTGAAGTTTTATCCACAGAATATAAGTTCTTTCACTATAACTCAAAAATTATTACTTCTTGCAGAGACACAAAATGTTTCGCTATTTGATTACTTATTGCTTATTATTAAAGCCATTGTTTCAGCTAGTTTGTATCTTACAATCATTAAATCTATAATTATAATGAGTTTAGAATTCTTAAGAAAAGAATCGGAAGAAATGCAAGACAAAATAATCCAAGAACTGACTCAAGAAAAAGAATAATTATTTTAGCTACTATTACTTTTTCATCTTTTTCTTTACCTTCAAAGTATTTCAAGTTAGCTTTTTCTTCTGTTCCTAAATACAGATAATACTTTATATACTTTATAAGCTCCTTGTTCTCCATATGATCCTCCATATCTTTTGATTTTAAATTTTAAAATAGTTCTATAAGCATTCCCCCTTTAATTTAATATAGTGTTTCAAATGCCAATGTTCTGTTTATTACTGTCCCCCTTTCTTTTTTTTATATTTTTTATTTTTATATTTTTTAGAAAAATATCTTTAAAAAAATAAAATCTATTTTACAGATTTTGATTTTAAATCTCGGATACAGATTTTATTTGTATCTATATCCTAAAAATGTTATAATAAGTTAAATATTTTTATCGTTTTTTAAGTTAAGGTTAAAAATATTTACTTTTTTATACACTTAAGATAAAATTTGTTTCCTTATGATGTGATTATAGTATACTTTTTTTACCTTGTCAACAAAAATTTGGAAAAAATTTTTTCTTTTTTTATGAAAGGAGGAAAAATTGTTTAACATTTCAGAAAAATTAAAAAAATATCGAAATGCATTAGGTCTTACACAAACAGAAGTTGCAGAGAAAATAGAAATTACTAAACCAACATATGCTAGTTATGAAAAAGGAAAAGATATTTCAATAGGGACATTAAAAAAATTAGCTGATCTATTTGAAGTTTCGTTTGAAAGTTTTTTCTCTGAAGAAGGTGAAGAAAAGGACAATAGTATGGTAAAAATTCCTATACTATCTGATGTAAGTGCAGGATATGGTGAAGAAGCACTAGAAGAAGCAACTCATTGGATAAAGCTTCCTAGAAGTATTGCTAGGAATGCAACTTTTGGAACTTTTGTTGCTGGAGACTCAATGGAACCTAAAATAAACGATGGAGATCTTTTACTTGTGCAAGATATTCCTCAACTTGACAGTGGTGAAATTGGAATTTTCCTTTTAAATGAAAAAGTTTACTGTAAAAGATTCCACTATAACCCGATCACAAAAGAAATGGTTTTAAAATCTTTAAATACTAATTATGATCCTATATATATTGCTAAAGATGATGATTTTAGAATTGTTGGAAAAGTCGTTGGAATTTATGATTATACAGTTTAATTTTATGTTCTATTTCAACTAGGTAGCACATTGCCACCTAGTTGTTTTTTGTTAATTTTATTAATGTTTTTACTTTTTTAATTGTTTTTGTATGCTTAAGTTTTGTATTTTTTCCTTTTTTTTATTTTACTCTTTCATTTTTTATCTTTGCACACCATTATTTTTTTATCTATTTTTTTTAACTTCTTATTTCTTCAATGATTTTTATGCTGTGCAAGCTTTTTCATTTAATAACACTTTTTTAATCCTTGCACACCGTTTAAAAAGTATTCGATAATAAAAAAAGGGATTTTAAACCCCTATTGAATGATTATTGAATTTTATCGAATATTTTTATTTTTTTTCATTTATGCTGTGCAGGAATAAAATATTTTCTTGTTTTTTCTCAATAATTATCATTTTTTATCATTCATTCACACATCATTTTATCTATACCAATACCCCTATAATTCTATTATTAATTAATATGATCCTTTAAAAATTACTATTATCATTTCATATTACCCCCTACAACAATGGTTTATTTATAATGAAAAAGAAGATTCATATAATGATATTAAATCAAAGTTAATTGTATCTTACAATTGGGATATAGTTATTTCAGATATTTCAGAACTTGAATTAGCTGATGAAAAAAGTGAGCTTAAAGAAGTAGCAGGAATTTTAAAATGGCTTAATTAAAAAGGAGTTCGATAAAAGCAAAGAGATAGAGAGATGTAAAAAAGAAATAGAAAAGTTGAATAATAAGTCTCTAAAATTATTAGAGAAAAATTTAGAAGGAGTTATTTTAGAGGAGATTTTCTATAAAAAAAATCAAGAGATTAATCAGGAATTGAATTTACTCAAATCAAAACTATATTCACTTCAGGAAAGTAATGGTAAATCATTTACTAAAGAGGGAATAGAGTTTTATCTTCATAATCTAAAGAATAGATTTAATGAAAAAATAGATAGGAGTATTATTGAACTTTTTGTAAAAGATATAAAAATTTTTCCTGATAATGTTATAGTCACACTTCGGAAGCTACCAAATTTACATAAGAGTGGCGACCCCAATGTGGCTTGAACACACAACCTACTCCTTAGGAGGGAGTCACTCTATCCAATTGAGCTATGGGGTCATCAG